AATCAACACCACGTTGATTGACGAGAAGGTGTTCTTGCAGTACGCCGGTACAGGCGACGGCAAGAACACCGTCTTCACCTTGCCCGATGTTCCTACTGACGGCAGCGGCCTTGATGTTGTGACCAGCGACCCGAGCAAGATTCAGGTCTATGTTGGTACCAACCCCTTCACTGCCCTTCAATCAGGGACGGTCACGGTCGCCCGTTTGGTCGGAGACACAGCCACTGTGACTCTGTACAATCCTCCGGCGTCCGGCTTGAAGGTGTATGCGAACTACTATCGCAACACTCTCAATGACCACAGCTACACCGTAACGGTTGTCCATCCTGCTCAGTCCGGTCAGGGCACCTACACACTCAAGAATGAGTTTGGTTATGTGCTCCCGGTTGTCAGCCTTGGCACCACCGTTGTCACCGACCCGAACTTCGCAACGACCGGCATCGTCTGGCCGAGCGCGTTCTCGGATGCATGGGATGAGCCCAACGCGGTTGATGAGACAGTTACCCTGTCATTCAACAACGACGGCAGCACAGTTACTCCGGGTGTTCAAGCCAGTTTGGCTTTGACATTCGGTAGCGGTACCCTCACTTTCACTTCATCCAATCCGGGTGTGGGTGGAAATGCGATTACCATCGCTATTGATGTTACAACCGCGACTGGTCCTGCGTTCACCATCACAGGAAACGCAATCATCATCAATGCGAACTCCACTGGCCGCTTGCTGACTCTTGCACAGATTGCCGCAGAGTTCCCGCGGACTGTCACTTTTGGAGCGGTCACTTGTGCAGCAACTGGTGTTACGAGTGGGCAACCGAGTGTCACGGGTGCAACCAACCTTGCACTGGGCGCTGACCCAATCTCAACCCCGTACACCCACAGCTACACGGTTACTTCGACCGCTGGAACTTTGGGCTCTCACGGTGTTGGCTACCTCGATGCAACCTACGAGGATGCAACCACTGGCTTGAAGTTCACGATTGTGAACCCGGCTGATGCGTTGGCGAGTGCGTTCTACGGATACACTTCGCTTCCTTCGCCTCAATACAAGTTCACTCCGGGCGACACTCTCCAGTTTGTGGTGAGCAAGTCTGCTGTCCGCTACACGGGCACCACGTACTTCCCGTTTGGAACGGCACAGCCGAACAACCTTGTCGCCATCTCCGGCCTCCACACCACGGTCGTCACGACTTTCGGTGCCAACGCTGGTGACACGGCGATTATCAACACCTACAACAAGTCTGGCAACACCCCGTCTGTGGGCGAGTTCTACTACGTTACCTTCACGGTCGCCAAGACCGCCGCCGACATGGCAATCCAGATTTTCACCAATGCAGCGGATGCCTACACGGCATACGGTCAACCGAATACCACCAACCGTTTGTCTCTCGGCATTCAGTTGATGACTCAGAACGGTACCCAGACATTTGGGGCCATTCAGGTGCCGAAGCAGACAGGTCTCAACACCGCTTCGGACAATGCTTTCATCTCTGCTATCCAGACTCTCACGGTAAATCTGCCGGGGACGACGCAGAAGGCGAACGTCATTGTACCTCTGAGCACAAGCCCAACGGTTCACCAGTTCCTGAGCCGTCAGCTTATCACTCAGGCCACCATCCGTTACAAGGGTGAAGGCATTGGCTTTGTCGGTTACAGTCAGTACACGACAGCCGCACAGGCTATCGCGAACGCTACAGGTCTTGCGAACTCCCGTATGATTGCTGTCGGCAATCCAGTTGCCGGTCTCCAGATTACGGATTCTCAGACGGGCATCGCGGTCGAATACGCTATCTCTGGCGAATTCATGGCGGCGGCTCTGGCTGGTTTGAACACCAACCCGGCTAACGATGTGGCGACCTCACTGACCAACCAAGAGTTGGTTGGCTTCACTCGCCTCCTCATCCGCTACGACGACGCAACGATGAACAACATGGCTGCTCAGGGCCTTGTTCTCCTCACCGACAACAACGGTGCGTTGAACATCCGTCACTACAAGTCCACAGACCCGTCGAACCCGATTACATCGGAGCCGACATGCACAACGATTACTGACTATGTTCGTCAGCAATTCCGTGCCGACCTCAAGCAGTTCATTGGTCGCAAGCTCGTGGACAGCCTCGTGAACGACATCACCGCCGTTTGCAACGCCCGTCTCCGTTCCTTGATTTCAAACGCAATCATCACGGCGTACCAGAACCTTGCAGTCATTCCTGACCCGAATGACCCAACCACGGTCGATGTGACTGTGACCTTCAAGCCGGTGTTCTCGCTTCTGTACATCTCGGTCACGTTTACCGTAACTACATCTTTGTGATAGAGGAAAAATGAAGCACGTCTATGTAACCCTGACCCCGGTTGAAGCTGATAAATTGTCCAGCATTAAATTGTCTGGGCGATGCAAAGATTTTACAGGGGTCAGGGTCAACAAAGGAAAGTGGTTAGACCAATACACAGAAAGGGTAGAGCCATCCTAAATACTCAGGGAAGTAGATGTCTAGGTTGTGGTACTTATCAACCAGATGGTGTGGGCTGGGTAGTTGACCATAATCATGAAACCGGAGATGTGCGAGGGGTACTCTGTAGTACCTGTAATCTTATCTTGGGTCTAGTAAAAGATTCTCCTGAAAGATTGGAGATGCTGGCTCTTTATTTAAAACAACAACGAACAGTATCGGTAGAAACGGTGACAATATGAAACTCCATACAAATGTAACTCAGGCGAATGGTATTATCAGTTTGGTAATCCAACCCTCCTTTGTTGGAGATATGACTGATTCTATAGATAAACAACTCATCGCCGCCTTTGGCGACCCTCAAGTGAACATCGCGGGAAGCTTCACTGACCCTTCCGATTCCACTTTCACGTTTCAATTCCCCACTACAGAATTGTATGTAGGGGTAACAACTCAGCTTTCTTCGCAGATTGTACAGTTTATGCTGGCTCTTCCCTCGGGACCACCTAATCAACCGGCTCCCAATCAAGGGGCATTAGCCTGTATTACACCGAACCCGAGTCGTGCTGCGACAGTCTGGCAAACAGTGGTTGTCAATCGCATTACTTTGGCTATGCAAGCTTTGCGTTCTAAGACGTTGGTCCCAAGCATTCCAGACGTAACGGTCTAAGTTCGGAGAAAGAATATGGC